AGAATTTGAATCCGAGGTCGACAAAAGGCTTATTAATGATCTGTGGAGCAAGCTTCGCACTGCCAATACGACAATACTTGATACATGGGAAGCCGGACAGCAGATATCTCCGGACCAGAAGAAAGAATACCTGGACAAGTTCAAACACTTCGTTCCTCTTCGCGGATGGAGGGAAGGAGCTGCAAAAGAACTTGCCTATACCAGAGGTGGAGGATTCTCTCATTCTCTTCGCCATGCCGAGGGAAGAAAATCACTTGCAGATAATCCACTGGCATATATTCTCAACGTAGAGTTCCAGGCGATATCAGAGCAAGTCACTAATGAGGTCAATAACTCAATGCTTAATCTTATTATCCGTAACCTTGGCAATAATGAGATACATGAGCTGGCTACCCTTAAAAAGCTTTATTATGTGAAAGTACATCTCCCGGATGGATCCTATGAATGGGAACCGACTCTCACAAGGCCAACACCGGAGATGTTTGCAAATAAAGAAGCAACAACAAAAATATACCGTGAGCATGAGCGGTTAAGAGCTCCTTCACAGGCCCGCGAACACGAAGTTATTGTCCATAAGCCCGGAGGGGATATGGTAATGATCTTTAAAGGGAGGAACCTGCCGGTTGCACAATCCCTAAATAAACAGAACTATATGTATCGCCCACTTCTAACCATATTGGGAGATGATACAAGAAAAGGGATTCACGGAGGTCTGGCTATTATGGCTCCTCTTACTAACATACTTAAGGCAGCTTACACATCATGGAACGTGGTATTTCCATTTACTAATTTCATACGTGACTTCCAGGAGGCATCAATCACACAATCAATAAAGCAGGGAACCGGGCTTAAAGTGATCCGTAATTATAAACATGCTTTCCCTTCAATCATAAGGTATCTTGTTGGAACCCCGAACCTTAATAACAGCATTGACCGTAGCCTTGATGAGTTCTATAAAACAGGAGGAGCAACCGGATACACTCATTTAAAGACTCCGGAAGAGATTGAAAAAGATATTAACAAGGAAGTTAAGCGGATGGTCCGTAAGGGTACACTTAGGGGCGATATGACAAATGTGGCTCATAAATTTCTTGTTGGTATAGAACACTGGAACCGTGTTTTTGAGGATGCAACACGTTTCTCAGTTTACCTTACATCACTGGCTGCAGGAAATACCAAAGAAGACGCTGCTTCAGATGCAAAAGAAGCATCCGTCAACTTCAACCGTAAAGGTAAGGGAAGTAAAGCCTGGGATGCCTGGTTTGCATTCTTTAACGTAGCATTACAGAGTATGCAGAAGAACTTTGCACTCGCGAAGAATTATACCGGTAAGTTCAGCGCCGTGGCATTATCATTTATCACATTAGGATTCCTGGAAGCTATGATGAACGCTCTGTTTGATGATGATGAAGAGACTTCATACTACAACATCAATCCTTACATGAGGCAGAACTACCTTGTTATACCGAATATCCCTGCATTGATCAGAGGCGAACCTAAAGGGGATAAATATCTCAGCATCCCATTGCCACAGTTCTGGAGGGGGTTCAAGAGCATGGGAGCCATAGGATTCGATATAGCAACAAAACGAATGAATGTAAAGGATGGCATTATGCATGCCCTTGGAAACTTCGGATCCTCTCTCTTGCCAGTTGATATTGAAGGATTTTGGAAGTCGGGAGAATTTAGTCTTGCTCCTATTGTTCCCACGGTTGTCAAGCCATTGAGGGAAGTAGGTGAGAATCGCAACTACATGGGATACACAATAAAGAACGAGCCGTTTACAAGGGACCAGGAAAAGATACTTGCCCGGGCGGGACTTGGGAAGAAGAACGTAAGTCCGGCTGCCAAGTTCATAACTGATATGCTCTTCCGCTGGGGAGGTGGTGACAGTAAATACAAATACTACTATGACAGTTACAAGGGGAAACATGGCAAAGTACCAGGTATTCTTGACATCAACCCGTCCACGTTAGAGCATCTGTTTAAAGGTTACACCGGAGGCACCGGAGCCGTGTTCTCTGATATGATAACAACAATATCACAGGGACTGGATCCTGAGCAGGATATAGACTTCCGTAACACGCCCTTTATCAATAGGTTTATAAGGAAAATTCCCGAAGCGAAGTGGGACGTTATCTCTGAATATTATGAATTGCGGGATGACAGCAAGGTAATCAGTTCATTAAGCACGAATTATTTCAAGGAGGGCCAATACGAGAAAGCTCTGGAAATCACGGGTGATCAGTACTTGATGAAATACGTTGGGATATTCAAATACTACGAATCAGCCCTCAATGATGCGAAGAAGGATACGGACTTTGATGATGTTGAAGGTAATTACAGGGGAATTTCGCTAATGAGGCAGTGTATAAGCGACATAAAAGATCTTAAAGAAGAATATGGGAGGTAAATAATATGAAGATAATTACATCACGAGAACAACTACAGGGATTCACCAATAGTTCTCTTGGAATGAGAAAGCAGAAAACCATTCCACTGAAGAATATTTCGGAGATCTCCGATGAGGTAAATGAGAACATGTCTCTTCTTGAGGATTGTCGCCGGTATTGGGACAGTTTAAGGGATTTTCGTACCAGAAGGCTCAGGAATAGAAAATATTACCGTGGGGACCAGTGGAGCGACGAGATTGAGGATCCTGATAATGGAGGTGACTATATAACAGAGGAAACCTACCTGAAGAACCAGGGCAAGGTACCGTTGAAACAGAATCAGATCCGTCAGCTTGTCAAAAACCTTATTGGTCAATACCGGAGCAACCCTTCTAAAAGTATTGTTATATCCCGTGCTCGGGAAGATGCACAGGCAACAGAAATGCTTACCAGTGCCCTGCAGTGTGCAGAACATAATAACATGATACAGGAGCTTGATGCAAGAATCTTTGAAGAGTTCAATTTATCAGGAGCTATTCTTCAAAAAATAGGATATAAATATTTTAAGGAACGGAACCTGGAGGATCTATATGTTGAGAACGTCAATCCCAATAGGGTATTCTTTAATTCCGATGTAGCAGATATAAGGCTTAATGATCTCCGGCTTATAGGTGAGATCATTGATACAACCGTTGATGATATAGTCAGCACATTTGCCAAAAGCAAGGCAGACGAGGAGAAGATCAGGGAACTTTACGCGGGACTTGTGGACCGGAGCTACCTCTCGGACCATGGACTTGATGCCACACGGCTTGATAACATGGATTTCTTTAATCCCAGGGATTCCAATAAGGCGCGGCTATTTGAAATATGGAGGCTCCGGGGAGAATGGAGGATTTATGCTCATGATCCAATGGATGGATCATACGATATTGTCCCTTATACCCTCAAAGAGGTCGCAGAGCAGAATAGCGAAAGAGTGCGTCTTGGCATGGAACAGGGCATACCAAAGGAGGAAATACCTCTTATTGAAGCAGAGGAGAAATTTGAACAGTTCTGGTATGTCAAGTACCTTACCCCATTTGGTCATTGCCTGTACGAGGGAGAGACACCTTATAAACATGAGGATCATCCTTATGCGATAGCCCTTTATCCTCTGCTGGATGGTGAAGTCTGGGGATTTGTCGAGGATATAATCGATCAGCAAAGATATATTAACCGACTTATTATTCAGATGGACTTCATCATGAGCGCATCTGCCAAAGGCGTGCTTATGATACCGGAAGATATCATACCTGATGACATGACTCCAGATGACTTTGCCCGTGAATGGACCCGCTTTAATGGAGTAATTACATACGTTCCAAAGGGTCACGGGAAGATTCCCGAACAGATTAGTGCAAACTCAACAGGAATCGGGCTAAGTGAGATGATAGCCCTGCAGATGAACCTTCTGCAAAATATTTCAGGTGTTCATGATGCAATACAGGGGAAAGCAGCACTATCAGGAAAACCGGCATCCCTATATGCCCAGGAAGCTCAAAATGCTTCACTTAACACACTTGATTACATGAGTACCTTCCAACACTTTAAACAAAAACGAGACACCAAGGCTCTCAAAGTAATCGCTCAATATTACAAGGATAAGAGGTATCTTGCAGTTAATGGAAGAACTATTAACGAGGATGCCAAGCTTTATGATCCGGAGCTGGTCCGTAACCTTGATTTTGACGTTGTTGTCACGCAGGGCATGGATACACCGGTTTACCGTCAACTGATAGATGATACATTATTTAAACTCCTCGAAGGGCAGCTCATTGATCTTGATATGTTCCTTGAACATACATCTCTACCTTTTGCAGATAAGTTACTGGCGGCTGTGAGACAGAAAAAAAAGGCGA